GATTTTGACAAAAAAGTTCTTGAGATAACTGATAACAAAGGTGTCGGAGTAGTTTATGATGGTGTTGGAAAAAAAACTTTTGAAAAATCTATTAATTGTTTAAAGCCAATGGGTATGATGATTTCTTTTGGAAACGCATCTGGTGCTCTTGATCCTATAGATGTAAAAAAATATATAGCTCATAAAAGTTTATTTTTTACAAGACCAGGATTAGCCCATTATGGAGCGGGAAGAGCATCGCTTGAAGAAGGTGCTAGTGCTAGAGCATATGAAGTTGCAGGACAATTAATTAAAAGTGTGGCAGATACCACAGATAAGTTACTAGATTTGCAGAAAAAAATAAAAGATATTGAAGAAGATTCCCCTAAAACAACTACAAATAACGTAACAAATAATGCCTTATATGTGGGTTCAACTTCGGATCTAGCAAAGTTACTAAAGCAAGGAATGATAAATAATAAAGCATCAGACAATTAAACTTACAAATGAAGTCCTGTAAAAAAGGATATTACTATTGTAATACCGATGAAAAATGTAAGCCAATTCCAGAGGGACATATGGTACAACCCGATGGATTTTTAGTCAAAAAAGATGTCTCCGAAGAGAAGGAGAAAAAGGATCACGAAGTTTCAATGGCACATAAACAGTTATCCAAAACTGAAAGAAACATCGCCAAACTTAAAAAAGCATTAGGCAAGAAGGAAAAAGATATACCTGCATGGGTTCAAGGCAAAATAACAACATCAACTGATAAATTGGATTCCGCATCCAGTTATATGCAAGATTCTGTTTCGATAGAAGATGCTAATGGTAAACATTATGCAGAATTTATAGATGTTGTGTCTCCTGAACCTTTGAAACCTTCAAAAGGTATAGGTAGTGATCTTCTTGCAAGTGAGAAACTTCAGTTATCGCATTACGACTGGAGAGAAAAACTTGGACAAGAAAACACAATCTGGCAAAGATGGACTGGACCCGAAAGTGAAGAACCTTGAAAAAAGGATTCAAAACTTGGAAAAAATGGTAAATCTTGCACAACAAACCATAGAGCACGATAAACATACTAATGGTTTACTTCCTAAAAAAGAAGTAAAACATTTACCTAATGAAATGACATAGGAGATACTATGAATGATAATGTATATTTGGGTAATCCAAATCTGAAAAAAGCGAATACTCCTATTAACTTCACTGAAGAGCAAATTGTAGAATTTATAAAGTGTAGGGAAGATCCCGTATATTTTGCAGTTAATTATATAAAAATAGTAACTCTTGATCATGGATTGCAACCATTTAAGTTATATCCATTTCAACAGAAGTTACTAGAAAATTTTCACGATAATAGATTTAATATCTGTAAAATGCCTCGGCAGACAGGTAAATCTACTACTTGTGTATCATATTTACTTCATTATGCAGTATTCAACGATAATGTTAATGTTGCAATATTAGCAAACAAAGCATCAACTGCCAGAGATTTATTAGGCAGATTGCAACTTGCTTATGAAAATTTACCTACTTGGATGCAACAGGGTATCATATCTTGGAACAAAGGTTCCTTAGAATTAGAGAATGGATCAAAAATATCAGCAAACTCTACATCATCATCTGCTGTTCGTGGTGGATCTTACAACGTTATATTCTTAGACGAATTTGCATTTATACCGAATCATATTGCAGATGATTTCTTTGCATCTGTATATCCTACTATTACATCTGGACAAAGTACAAAGGTTATTATAGTTTCTACCCCTAAAGGTATGAATCATTTTTATCGTATGTGGCATGATTCAGAACAAGGTAAAAATGAATATGTGCCAACAGAAGTTCATTGGTCTGAAGTTCCAGGTAGAGATGATGCATGGAAGGAGCAAACAATAGCAAATACTTCAGAACAACAATTTAAAATTGAATTTGAATGCGAATTTCTAGGATCAGTAGGTACTCTTATAAGACCTGATAAGTTAAAAAGTCTTGTTTATTATGATCCTATAAAGAGACATAATGGTTTAGACATATATGAACATCCCAAAAAAGAGTCTAATTATCTCATAACTGTAGACGTTGCTCGTGGAATCGGTAATGATTATTCTGCGTTTATCATTTATGATATAACTAAATTCCCCTATAGAATAGTTGGTAAGTATAGAAATAATGAAATTAAACCTATGTTATATCCAAATATCATTGCTGATATTGGTAAAGCGTATAATGGTGCATTCATATTAGTAGAAGTAAATGATATAGGAGATCAGGTAGCAAGTATTCTTCATTTTGATTTAGAGTATGATAATCTTCTTATGTGTTCTATGAGAGGAAGAAACGGACAAATAGTTGGAGCAGGTTTTTCTGGTAAAAAATCTCAACTTGGTGTAAGAATGTCTCAGGCAGTTAAAAAACTAGGTTGTTCAAATCTAAAAACTTTAATTGAAGATGATAAACTATTGGTATCTGATTATGAAATCATATCAGAATTAACTACTTTTATTCAAAAAAACAACTCATTTATGGCAGAAGAGGGTTGTAATGATGATCTAGCAATGTGTTTAGTTATATTTTCTTGGTTAGTTGCACAGGACTACTTTAAAGAAATGACTGATAATGATGTAAGAAAAAGGATATATGAGGAGCAAAAGAATCAAATAGAACAAGATATGGCACCTTTTGGATTTGTATCTGATGGTTTCGATGATATGGCACCAATTGTGGATGGTGGAGATGTATGGACTAAAGAAAACCCCATACAAACCAAAGAATGGAATGTAGATGAGTATGGAGATAACTCATTTATGTGGGATTATATGTAATGTTTAAGAAATTAAAGAAAGCATATGTTAATTTTACAGTCGCATTTGCAGTGCCTTTAATTGTATTCAGTAATGTTTCTGGTGTTTATACTGGATGGAGAGAAAGACAGTATGAAATGTTTGATAAAAGAGAATTGTGTGCAAAGTTAGTAAAAGAAGGTGCAGTAAGTCAAGAGTTTTGTGATGAGGAAATAAAATATGAGACTGGACCTCAAGCAGAATTTGATTATAGAGTTACACCAATATTCAAGCAAATTGATTTAGCTGGGTTATACATAAATCAATACTATACGATGGTTTGGGATTGGATTTGGATTAGAATGGTAAATTTTGAAAGATGGTTAAAATACCAGATAATGCTTTTCAGAACTTAGATTTGTAACAAATTAGATTCTAAAGAAAATATAAAACTTGTAAATATTAAGGTTATATGATATATTGAAAGAAAGAAAGTAGATATAAAGGTAATTTACGACGGAGGATTTATGAGCGGAGACGCAGGACTAAATGAACCAGTTGTTTTCTATAGTAAGAAAATGACTGAAACAAAAATAGTGCTTCTATCTCTCAAGGGGATAAAATTTGCAGAGGATTGTAATGGAAAAAGAAGAACTAACACCGACAAACGTTAATCTTGCTTTAGATGAGTTAAGACCATATATAGAATCAGATGGTGGTTATCTAGAATTTGTTGAAATAGACTATACAAATAATGGTCCTATAGTAAAAGTAAGATTACATGGTGCTTGTTCTTCTTGTCCTATGAGCGATCAGACTATGAAAATGGGTATAGAGAGACATATTCAGATGATATTTCCAGAGGTTTACGAAGTAATTCAAGTAGAATAATGGACTTTGACAGTGAAATTAGTTTAGATCATCTATTATTCACTGAAAGAAAATGTCGTGTATGTGGAGAAACAAAGGATCTTGTACAAGAATTTTATGTAACTAGAAAGAATAGAACTACCTTATCATCATACTCTTACGAATGTAAGGATTGTACAAAAGAAAGAGTAAAAAGAACGAAGAAGAAGAAAGTAAGTATTAATTGGGAATACCCAGACTGGTAGTTCATGCACGGTTTCCCCGTTGAAAATATGCTTTTCAATAAATAATTTCAGTATAATTCTGGATTCGGAGAACATAAGATGCCACTAAATTTAGCATCTCCAGGCATATTGGTAAGAGAGGTTGATCTTACTAATGGACGAATTGATCCAACAACGGATAAGATTGGAGCAATTGTAGCACCTTTCCCAAAAGGTCCTGTTAATTTACCAACACTGGTAAGTACAGAACAGCAACTAGTAGATATTTTTGGGGAACCTGCTGCCATCGACAAGCATTACGAACATTGGTTAACTGCATCATCATACTTAGCATATGGTGGTAGTTTACAAGTAGTAAGAGCATCGGGAGATAGTTTAACAAATGCATTTGCAGGAGCTGCAAGTAGTATAACAGTCAATAGCACTGACGATTACGTAACAAAGACTTACGACGAGAACACAATCGGAAATGTTACAGTAGTTGCCAGAAACCCAGGTTCTTGGGGCAACGGTATTCAAGTAGCAATCATCGACTCGCTCGCTGACCAAACAATAAATGGTCTAGATCCTACAGGTGTATCAGTTGGAATGGGTATAACACAGAGTCTTGATGGTAAAGTATTAATTGGTTCAGGAACCACTTCATCCTTAGTTGGATACTATCTAAAAGGAATAGTTACTGAAGTTGGTGCAGGAACAAGTACCGTTAAAGTTAAAGTTAACTCATACATTGATCCAAATGGAGATGAAGTTGATGTAGACTACTCTGCAGGAGGAACATTCCAGTTTGATACTGGTGCAGGAACAGTTGGTATCCATTCAGTAGGTGAAACATCTGCTTTTGATTCAAGAGTTTACAGTAACTCAGTTGATTGGTTCGATACACAGACAGTTCAAATCAGTTCATCAGGTATTTCAACAGTAACATATAAATGGAACGCACTGGCAGGAAGACCAGGAACTTCAGCATTTGCAGAATCCAGAAAGTCTAAGAATGACGAAGTTCATGTTATTGTTTTTGATGGAAACGGAGCTATAACAGGAACTGTTGGTACGGTTCTTGAGAAGCACTTAAGTCTTTCTAAGGCAAAAGATGCAGTATTCTCAGCAGGAAGTCCATCATACTGGAGAAAATATCTTTACAATAATTCAGAGTTGATCTTTGGAGGTGGTGCACCTGCAGGTATAACAACCACTGGATTTAGTTCTGGATTTACATTACAAGGAGATGATGCTTGGGATCAACCTGCAGAAGGTATAATTTTCTCAGCATCTGGAAATCAGACACTTACTCTTACAAACGGTTTCAACTATGATTATTCATCAGGTATCGGAACCGCAGGTGCTTTAGATTCAACTAAGGCAGATATCAATGGAGGATACGATATCCTTGGAAATACTGAAGAGTATGACGTTGATTTCTTAATTCAAGGATCTGCAAGTTACGGAAAGGAAGAAGCACAAGCATTAGCATCTAAACTTATCTCAGTTGCTGAAATAAGAAAAGATTCAATTGCGTTCATATCACCATATAGGGGTGCATTTTTATCAGAATCAGCTGATAATAAAACTAATACTATAAACTCTGCTGATGCAATTACAGACAATGTAGTATCATTCTTTGCACCATTACCTTCATCAAGTTACGCTGTATTTGACAGTGGATACAAATACATGTATGATAGGTTTGCAAACACATTTAGGTATGTGCCTCTAAACGGAGACATTGCAGGTATATGTGCTAGAAATGATATTAACAACTTCCCTTGGTTCTCACCTGCGGGAACAGCAAGAGGTTCAATCCTCAATGCTATCAAACTAGCATATAATCCTACAAAAGCTCAAAGAGATGTCCTATACAGTAATAGAATTAACCCAGTAATCTTCTCACCAGGAGATGGAATTATTCTATTCGGTGACAAGACAGGTCTTGCTAGAGCATCAGCATTCGACAGAATTAACGTTCGTCGTCTATTCCTCTTCCTAGAAGATGCGATCTCAGCTGCTGCCAAAGACCAACTATTTGAGTTTAACGATGAAATTACAAGGACAAACTTTGTAAATATAGTTGAACCATTCTTACGCGATGTTCAGGCAAAGCGTGGAATCACAGATTATGTCGTTGTTTGCGATCAAACAAACAACACTGCAGCAGTTATTGATGCAAATGAGTTCGTCGCTGACATCTTTATCAAACCCGCAAGATCAATTAACTTCATTGGTCTAACATTTGTTGCAACTAGAACAGGTGTTTCATTTGAAGAAGTAATCGGTAACGTTTAATTAGAGGTTTAAAAAATGCCCACCAGACAACAAATTAATCCACCTCCACTAAGAAAGATTACTGACTTTAAAAGTAAGTTAATTGGTGGTGGTGCAAGAAGTAATCTATTTGAAGTTGTACTTAACTTCCCTAGTATTGCTCCCGCAAGTTCAGAAGTTCTTGATAAAGCAAGATTCTTAG